GCAATTGAATTACTCTATGTGTGAATGTCCTGCATAATTGTAGGACGTGCGCGTTCTACAAGGTTTCAGTTTAAAATTGCATAAGTTTAGTAGTCGCGGCTACTTCACGGTTTCAATTTTAGATTCACATGTATCTGTTTTGGCCATAGTACCTAAATGGCCCTTTGTGAGAGCTTAGCTAAGCTCTCCATGTAGCTCACATGTTTATGAGCATTTATGTCACCCTTGAAACAACGTCAGGTGAGGAAGAACGTTCAACCACGAAGGTTGTAAAATAGACCAGTTTAAAGTTCTGGCTATAAAATAATACAAAACTTAAGTCGCCCCTTCTTTTTGAAGGAAACACTGTCAGGCGAGGAAGAACAGTAATTTATGTAGCGGTCTAAATAGATAACACCGAAGGGATTAAAGCTTTTGCCCCAACCCCTTTATCCATTGCTCGGATGCTAGGAAGATGAGCCGTTTTTGAAATTTTAGCGTATTAAAATATGTTACACACTAAAGCTCAGTGTAAGGAAGAATCGAGCCCCCATTTATGGGAAGAAACAAACTTTCTCTTGGGAACACCCATTTCACTTGTGTGGTAATGTTCTGCGAGTTAGTGTTTTAAAATTATCCTCCTTTTTAGGAGTATACAGTGATATATGCGGAGTGTATAATGGAAAACTCCTCATGAAAACAACCCCATTGCTAATTCTAAACTTCAGGACTTTTCAGTCGTTAAACAAAGAAGAAGAAAGAATCGTAACAGCGCGTTACAACTCCGTTCGAGCGAGAAGGAAGAAGAGAAGGGTGCCGATAAACCCTTGACAAAGAAACAATTACGTGATTTAGAAGTTAAAGTTTCTTTATCAGATGTAGATGACCTTTTTGGAGTGGAATCTACATCAGTAGGTGGTGACTTTCTATCACCAAACGTTGAAGAAGATGATATATTTTTTTCAAATATGGGAATAGATGTTAAGGAAGAGGAGAAAACTCTTCCTTTTGTTCCTGTTGATAAGTCAGAATATTTGGAAAAAATGGACTTGATTGCGAAAGCGAGAGAAAAGAGTAGGGCTTCTTTTGAGTTGTTAGGAGAGGATATATTCACTGAGAGTGATAGTAAACGAGATAAAAGATTGAAAAATGAAGCTAGGCGTCTCCGGCGTAATAATGGGGATGTAGTAGTTGACATTGTTAATCCCATAGCATCAAAGGAAGATGTTCGATCTTCTTCATATTCAAAGAAGCAACGTTTATCCGCTAAAAGAACAAAGAAAGAGAACGATGAGCGATTTCGTGAAAGGATGCGTCGCCAGCATCAGATAGCCAAGAAAGATATTCGGGAACCTAAAGGTGAAGATTTATCTTTCGAGCAAGCTTTTCGAAAGATGCAGGTGAAGAATAAGCAACATGAGCGAAAATTGCTTAAATCTGCTATAAAGTTAGTTGTTCCTGAGATATTGGAAGAAAAGAGTCTTGTAGTCGAACAGACCACGCCTAAGAAATTTACTAAGGAGGAATCAGCTTTATTCAGAGAAGAAGCCCAACGTCGTAAATCTGCGAAGCGCGCAGAAAAGAAAAAGAGACAATCTCTACGACGTAATGTGGGCGAATCTGGTTCTGTTAAACATGAGGAATATGTTTTTGGACAGAGGCAACAAAACTTCTCGCGAGGAAATTTGGCTTCATCCGGAGTCGGAACCTCTAAGAGAGCCTTATATTGGGATGAAGATGATTATGATGTCTCGGAAGTTAGTTTTTTCGATTCTGTGCGTGAAACATTTAGTTATATTGAGGAATACCAACGGGAACTTCGAGTTATCTCGGTTTTCATCTATCAAATGTGGCGATCTCGGTCACTAGCTGATTATGCCGCAGCAGTCCACCAACTCATTGAGATATTAGGACTTCCTTCATTACCTGTTATGGAGACACTGGTTAAGTCTTTTGTCTCTAGAAATTTTGAGAAGTTAGAAGCGTGGTTGCACCCTAAGGTGGCTCAGAACGGTCCAACTGTTCTTGGTAAGATAGCTGATATGTTTGATTTGGTTTTAGCGTCAACACTTGTTGACTCCTTGAAAAAACTAGTTCTCACCCTCTTTTCTTTTAAATTATTTGATAAGGATATAGGGAAATCTATTTCTTCTCATCTTGGCACGTGTGTCAAGATGACAACTATAGAGTTGATTCCTTTCTTGTTGAAGTGTGTTGACGGACTATTTCGGGTAGGTCGTGCAATCATATCTGGTGTCCCTGTTTGTGAAGCCATTTTTTGTGAAGATCCTATGGCTGTTGCTTGCTCTCGTGTTAGTGACCTTATAGCATTTAGAGAATTGACCTACACAGGCTTACCTGTTGAGGGGCGTATAGATTTGAAACTGTTTTTAACAGAGCTTAAAGCTAATCTTGATCTTCTATCGACGGGTGTTAAATCTTTGTCATCGACAGCTAAGAGTACTATGTATTATAATAAGATATTAGGAGAAGGTAGGATTATTTTTGCAAATAAGCTTTCTGAATTTGGTGCGGGATCCCGTCCAGCGCCTATTGGGATAGTAGTTCATGGCTTGCCTGGAACTGGAAAAGGAAAAGTTTTACCACATATAGCGTCGATTATGAGTAATGTTCGAGGTAGAGATTTCTCAACTACACATATTTATTCACGATCTTTAACATCGGATTATTGGGAAGGATATAGCCCCGCGTCCCACCCATATATTCATTATTCCGAGGTTGGTCGGGTTCATCCAGCCCTAGCCCGTTCTCAAGGTGATAAGCACGTGAATGAGTTAATCTCTCTGATTGATACTTTACCATTTGTTTGTGATATGGCTTTTTCTGATAAAGGAAAGATTTTTGCTCGCCCTGAATTGGTTTTGATTGATACCAATAATGTTGATATGAATTTGGAGTTCTTAGTCAATAATAAGGCAGCGTATAAGCGCAGATTTATTTTCGTTGAAGTAATAGTGAAGCCGGAGTTTTGTATAACTGGTTCGTCAAGCATAGATCCTGAGAAGGTTATTGCGAGCGGTGCAGGTATGGATGCTTATATCTTTAACATTACGAAGTATAATGCCACCTCTAATACAGGAACTATCCCAGACAAAAAGTTGGTGAGAGGTAACATCTATCAATTAGATGATGTGTTGACTCAATTATTTTCGGATCATATTCTCTTGCAACAACGTATTGATGGATCACTTGGTTTAGATGGAGATAATTTCGAGTATCAAAATGTAGCTCACGCATCCGTCAGTGACGATGTCAATGAGGATATTGATAATGAGGATGATGGTGACGACGATATAGATATAATTCCGCCTCCACCTCCTCGTGAGAGTGTGCCTCGTGTTGAAATTAGTAGGAGTGCATCAGGATTAGGACATGCCAATAGTTTGGCCCCACTAGAAGGTTTTTGTAATGAGGAAAAAGATTGGGCTTATACTACTGAGATTGTTGCACAATCTGGGCTGATTTTTAGCTCCCAGCATACGGTTTTATTAACCATTGCATCACTGTGGGATAGGGCTCGCAATTATTGTCGCTTCATTCGATTATCTATGTCTATTATTGCTATGTTCGTTACTATGTTAGGATGGGATACCGCTATACGTGGGTATGTTGTAAAGAACATTACTCCTATACGACAATGGACAATGGCGGCTATTTTGGTTCTCGTGACATATTGTTATAGTTGGATTTGGCCTTGGGTCGTTGCTATTCTGCTTATTCAGAAATTGTTGGTTTATACGTCTGAACCTCAACAAGCAGCTCGTCTGGACGATTCTATTTTATTGTGGAAACATTATGTGTTCGGAACCCATTATAATCCCTTCGAGAAGTTTAGTATGTTGTCGACGCGACGGAAAGCCATGATGATTACTATTCCTGCAGCTGCAGTTTTGATTTATAAATATCGTACAACACTATTTTCGTGGATGATGTCGTCGGAGTCTGACAATATTGAAGCGGAAGTGGGATTAGAAGATTATGGTATTCTTAACTTAGAAGAGCAGCTTGGTGCAGGTAGTGAGATGAAGCGAGTTCCTGTTAATAACACTCAGATATGGAATGTCATCAAACCCCTTAATCCTCCCGTGTATACAGGAGATTTAGAAACATTTTCGTCTAAAGCCATAAAGAATACTAGATTTGTTGTAGTAATACGAGATGGTGGATGGAAATCTTATATTTTGGGTGTACGTGGTTCATTGGCTCTAATTAATTTACATGTCTTTAAGGATGCAAGAGAAGTTCGTGTCCGAATATCTAGAACAAATGGAATACATGTATATAAAAAAGATAAGAATGGTAAAGACGTGAATGACATCGAAGATCTCAATAGCGTACAACAGACTGGTTGGTTTGAAATTGATTTATCCATGGATAATGTCACCAGGGTTACAGATGATATCGGATTATTTGACACGTTAGGTATATGCTATACGGATATAGTATCTCATTTTCCTATGGAGCAGATTGTTGGATCTATGAGGGCAATGGTCTATGCGAACAAATATCGTGCTACCTTTTCTCCTGGTGAGTTGCATTTTTCGTCAGATGGGAAACCGATATCCGCAAAGGGCTATCTTACATATGGTGATGTGAAACATCAATCAGGTATGTGTGGCTTACCAGTTGTAGTTGAGTACCAGAAGGGAGCTGTTATAGGTGGCCTACATATGGCTGGATATATTGGCAGGCAGGTTGCGTATGCTAAAACCATAACTCGACAAGAGTTGACGAGAGCATTCGATTTACATGCTAGTAAGTCATTATGTGTGAATTTATCTCAGGGGGCATTACTAAATGTTTCTATCGAAGAGCCTTCTCGTAAGTCAGTATTTAGATATGAGGTATTGCATGATCTAGAGTATCACGGTAAGATAGAGGGTCCAGTTATTATGGAATCTAGTTCTAAAGTGGTTGCTACCCCTTATAACATAGAAGCTCAGACAATGGTTTGTGAGATTTTGAAGCAAGATGTCCCAAATAATTTTGGCCCACCTCTCATGAGACCGTGCACTCGCAAGGGTGTATATGTATCTCCATATAATTTAGCCATGAAATCTATTGCTTCTCCAAAGAAAACATTGAATCAGACCGTTCTGAAACGAATCCAGAAGGACCTTATTAGTCGTTTTACTACTTTGTTGAGATCTAAGGGTGTAGTTCATTTGAAACCCCTTTCCGTTAGTCAAGCCATTAATGGTGTAGATGGAGATTGCTTTATAAAAAGTATGAATTTTTCCACATCAGCAGGTTTCGGTTTAAGAGGTCTCAAAAGTGACTACTTACCGTTGAATGACCAAGGGCTACGTTACCCAGGAACACAGGTGGTGGAGGGAATTGCTCAGACTTTCTCTAATTATGCTAGAGGGTTGGCTAACAGAGATGTTTTTGTGGCTCATTTGAAAGATGAGCCTCGGACGCTTGACAAGATAGCACAGGGGAAAACACGAGTTTTCTATGGTGCCGCGTTAGTTAATAATATTGTGGCGAGAATGTTGCTCGCACCATTCTATTCTCTTTTAGTTCAGTATCACGACGTCTTTAGATCTATGGTGGGAATTAACATGGTTAAAGGAGCAGATTCGCTCGTGCGCGAGATTTATGATTTCTGTGGCAAGCAACATGGCGATGACACTTTAGATATTTTAATACTCGAAGGGGATTATAAGAATTATGATCAATGTATGCCTATGGGTGTTGGTGAGTGTGTTAATGGTATCATATTGGAAGTTTTACGTTTTTTGGGATATAATGATGTTGCGCTGAGGGCCACGCAGGGTATTCTTACTGATAATCTTTTCCCTTATGTTGAAATGCTAAAGGATTTATTTTGTGCTCCGGGATTGCAACCTTCTGGTAAATATGGCACTGCTGAAGATAACTCCCTGAGGGGATTAGTGCTGTTAATGTATGCTTGGTATATACACCCGGATTTGAAGGATGAGGATTTCTTTGTTATGGTGTTGCCTTTCTTTTATGGTGATGATGTTACTGCTGCAGTGCTAGATGAAAGGTTTAACAATTTGTATTATCAACGTGTTGTGCGAACCGAGATGGGGATGGACTTTACCTCTTCTACTAAGAAGGATACAATGGATAAGTTTGTGGTTTTTTCTGAAATGTCTTTCCTGAAACGCACGTTTGTGTATGATTCCTTTTTGCAGCGGTATGTATCTCCCTTAGATGCCAAGTCAATCGTCAGAGCTTTGTCGTGGACACAGCCTTCTGGTTTTGTGTCAGCTGAGCAGCAATCTATTTCTGTTTTTCAATCCATGGCTAGAGAAATGTATTTACATGGTGGTCGGACTGTGTATATTCAATTCATTGAAAAGAGTTCCGACATTCTACAGAAATATTTCCTTATATCTCATGAGGAAATTCAACAGAGGAAGCTTTTCCCCTCTTGTGTAGAACTAGAAGAAAGCATGTTTGGACAGCAAGATAGTCCCACTACGCACACAAGTGATCCATATTTGGATATTAGTTTTTTAACGGAGGATGAACAATCCGTGTGCTCCCAATCTGGATCTATGTCAACCCAGAATGGAAGAAGTCAACGACATGAAAATATTGTCAATTTAATTATGAAACATGAAAAAGAAAGAGATGCTCTTTTGTCTGTAATCGCAAATAGCGAGTGGTCTCATCTAATGAATATGAGTGGAACACATCTACGATTTGTATGTATAGCTCAAAACGTCCCAGATGATATGCTAGCTAAGCTTCAACGTGCACAAGATTTAAAGATAACACTAGATAGATTAACTAACATATATGATATGCGACAGAATATGATTAGATATCAGTCTGGACCTATCTCTCTAGGAGTTGGAGGCGGAGCGTCGAGTACACACGAAACATTTGAAGACAAAATGGGGGAGGAAGAAGAAGTAGTAAGTGCGATCATCTCTAAAGGTCCCGATATAAATCAGGAAACAAAGTTAACACTAGATAACTTTTTTGCTAGGCCTGTTGAGATAGATGCCTTTACAGTAGTTCCAGGTTCTCCCATACATAAGACATATCGGCTTTGGGACTTATGGTCCCTGAATCCAACCGTTAGATCGAAATTTCGCAATATGTCATATTTTAAAGGTAACTTACATGTACGAATATCCGTGTCAGGAACGCCCTTTCACTTTGGTAGGTTAATGTTGTCATATCAACCTTATGCAGCTTATAATGAGCCACTTTTGGCCCTTAACACCTCTACATTAAGTTTCTCAGATATGACACCGCTACTACTAAATTACTTAAGCCAAACTGAGCTATCGACCGTAATAGACATAAAGGAAAATAAACCAGTAGAAATGACTTGTCCATTTATTTCGCCTAAGCCGATGCACCGATTGTTTAATGATGCAGGAACAGCTATTTCCGCGGCGACCTCCTTTGATGACTTCCGTAACGCAGGTAACTTATATTTGATCTCTATTAATGATGTGGGTAGTGTTTCTACGACTCCCACTAACATTTTTGTCCAGATATATTGTTGGGCAACCGATGTCGAACTTGGTACAGCAACTGGAACATGGATGCAAATCACCACTGAGTCGGGTCCCATGGATGAACGTGAAGTGGGAGTTGTTCAACGATGGTCTTCATCAGCCAAGGATATCTCTGCCGCTCTAAGCTCCGTGCCCGTTATAGCTCCTTTGGCTACGGCCAGTACTATATTTTTTGGAGCTCTAGAGAGAGTAGCAGCGATATTTGGATGGTCACGTCCTGTATTGGTGGATGAACCTATGATTGTGAAAAATAATCCTTTTCAGAATGGAGCTCAGACAATTGGATGCGAAACTTCCATGCGCATTACTTTAGATCCGAAACAAGAGTTGAGTGTAGATCCGCGGGTTGTTTCTTTATCTAGGGATGATATGGTTATTTCTGATATAGCTAAGCGCACGACGTATTTAACAACCTTTTCTTGGAATCCCACTGATGTACAGATGGTTCCCATTTGGTCGAGCCGAATAACTCCATGTTTATGCACATTAGCTATAGGTGGGGATGGACAGGCATATATGCAGCCTACTGCTGCATATTTTGCGTCTATGCCTTTTTGTTATTGGAGAGGTGATATCATTTTTACGTTTGAGATCGTTTGTTCAGCTTTCCATAGGGGTAAGCTTGGTATTTTAACAGATCCAAACATCAGTGCGTATGATCTAATTACATCAGACCTAGGAACCAATAAGCAGTTTATGACGGTAGTAGATTTACAGGATTCTCAACGAGTGGAGGTTCGTGTCAATTGGCAGCAATATCGAGCGTGGGCAACTATCGATAATAACTTTCATATTGATAACTATAATACGGATATGCGTATAGACCAACCAGAGTATACGAATGGATTTATCGTTTTATTTCCATTTACTCGATTACAGTCTCCCCTCAGTGATAGCATTCCAATTAACATATATGTACATTTTGAAGACTTACAAGTCAATTATCTTGCAGATCGTAATCTCCCCACTTCACGACGCATTCGTGCTGAATCGGGAAGATTGTCTGATGATATTCATGATACAATTATGCTAAATGATAGTGCACCACCGAGTGATGATATCTGTATGTACCACTTTGGAGAACGACCTGTTAGTTTTAGATCTCTTTTGAAGCGATATGCTCAGTCCTCAATAATCGTTGTTAGTTCGAATACCGATCCCACTACCTTGGTTACGCACTTGAAGTTACCGATTATGCCATTGAACGGTGTTCCAATGGGGTCTTCATCCTCTAATGTTCCTTATAACTTATTTACATATCTTCGATTGGCATTTTTAGGGTATAGAGGAGGCATCAGGAAACGAATTATATTGGGTGGAGACCCAAAGATGCTAAATAACTCAATGGTACAGGTTACGCTAAGTATTCCTCGAACTACAGATGTAATTACTAATGAACAAGTAGAGTACTCAGGATCGAGCTTAAACGGAACAGTACATTTTTGTCCTGCGTCAAATGGCGGAATAGAGGTGGAACTCCCATTCTATTCCGGCAATTTGTTCCAGTTTTCTTTCAATGATTTAGGATATCCCGATGGAGGTCCGTCAAATGAAATGGAGAGTTACTGGTTAAAGGCGTATCACATTTATATCGACTCAGGAGTCGTTAACTCCTTTTACACGGTTGTAGAAGAAACCGCCACAGGCGAAGATTTCTCCTTCCTGCGCTATCAGGGCGCACCATATTTCTCATATACTTTATGAGAGACCGAGAGGCACGGTATATAAACATCAATTTAAACCTTTTTACTAAGTAAACACACCCAGTGTGGTAGAATTTCGCCTCAACTTTTATGAGTTTTTGTAGGTGAATTTATTTTGAATAACACCTTTTTCTGC